TCCAATACTGTTCCATCTTTAGGTGTAACTAACTTAACAAGATATCTCATTAACTCTAATGGTTTAACTGTAGGGTGTTCTGTATTTCCTTTTTCTTTTTTACTTGCCTTGGCACAATAAAAATACTTTACCCATTCTTCATAATATGATCCATCGTGTATAACATTAGCAGGATATCTTCCTTTTATTTTTTCTCCTGTACCTGTTTTCTTTAAACCTAATTTATAAATTGCCTCTTTATGTTTTTTAGGTTCTCTTCTGTTTTTAATTGTGTCCCACTCGTATCCAGGTACTCTACTCTCATCTATGTTTAAACTTTTATTAACTCCTTTACGTGCCATTACAATAGGTTCGTGACCAGGTTTTAAATAATTTTTTCTTTTAGGAAATCCACTACCATATATCCAATTAATCATATCAAATATTTCAAACCCAGCGTCTTCTACTGCAACTGCCATTCTATGATAGTTTCTAGTGGCAGCAAATGATAAGAGTACTGCACCTGGTTTCATAACTCTTAATACTTCTTTCCAAAAATCTTTATTAAATGCTATATCACCACCGTCCCAAGTCTGTCCCATAAATCCTTTTGCCGCTCTATGATAAGGTCCATTTCGTCCAGCTTTCTCATCTTTATTATTAATTCCTTTTTGACCTGGTCCAAATCGTTTAAGTATAGACGCCAAGTGATATGGTGGATCAGTTACACACGAATCAAACGTATTGTCTTCAAGTGTTTTTAAATGTTTTAAACTTTCTTCGTTAACTACCATAACTTACCGATACAAATTTTATTAATAATAACAACACTAACAATGTTGTAAACTTTATTTTACTCATTGCCAAAACTTCTCCTGTTCTATAGGCAAATACTATTGCCATACAAACTGCAAATGCGTCAAACATATTATCCAAAAAATGCCTCCAAACTTGCTTTCTTTTCGTGTTCCCAACCTATTGAGTTTAATATAAATCTCATTGGGTCTAGGAAAGTTTTCTCAAACTGTACTTCATAATCAATATACTCTTGTAGATTAAACTCTTTTGGTAGTTTAGTTATATAACTAATCACATCAAACTTAAATGGATTTGCTTGTAGTAATTTAATAAACTTAATCTTATCTCCTTCTTGTATAAAAGGATACTTATTTTGCAATCCAAATTCTTTTATTTGATGATTATAAATCAAAGAACCTTTAACGTGTATTGGTGTACCTTTGATAAACACATCTTTACTACTACCATATTTTCTCATATTATTACAAGACCTTGGAAATGATATCTGCTCAGCAGACATACTCATAAATTCTTTTTTAAAATCTGCAATGAAAGTATGTAAATCAGATTGTTCTTTTGACATAATTATTTTAATTGCTTCTTTAATCTTACCTCGGCATACTTGTGGAGTTGAAGATTTAATCGCCTCTATACCCATAATCTTTAATTTAGGTTCAGATAATCTAACATCTTCCTCGTCTAATACATTTAACATATATCTTTTTTTCGCAACCCATATACCTTTGTTCGCAATAACTTCACGTGCCATAACCATTGCGTTCTTAAATGCGTTAGTATAATCTGCAATGTCTTCAAATTGTTTTGCAATAAAAGGTTCTAATTTGTTATCACATACCTTAGCAAGAAAATCACATACTTGTTGGTCTGTTTTATCTTTACAAGTCTTCTCTACAAGTTTATCAAACGATACATAAATTGAATCTGTATCAGACGCTAATATATAATCTACTTCACCGTGTGTTTGTAATACTTGATTTAAATATTCATTTACTTTTTGTTCTATATTTCTTATAATATATTGACCTGCTGTAGTTACAGCACTTGCTTGTGCTATATCATAGTATCTAAAGTATTGATTACCTATTGCACCATAACAACTATTCAAAGCAATCTTTCTTGCCCATTGTACATTATGACACCTAGCAATTTCTTTTTTTAAATCGTTTGTTGGATTCTTTTGATATTCTTTTTGTGCTTTTAATTCACGTTTCTTATATATCACACGGTCTTTATAAATCTTTTCAATCATTTCAGGTAAGAAACCTTGACTATCTCTTTTAAACATTGCACCGTTAGGTGTTATACAAGCACCTTCTGTTTTTAAATAATCTAGGGGTGTCTTCTTACTCAACATTTTATTCACAGAAACACCAGATGGTTTAACACCTAATATCTTTTCGGGAGAAATATTATATTGTACAATAATATGTGGATAAAGAGAGTTGATATCAAAAGACACCACCCATTTTTGCATACCTAATCTAGGTTCTTTCACATACGCACCTTCATACTTGGTGTCCTTTATGTGGTCCTCTCTAGGAGGTACACAAATCTTTTTTGTCATCAAGTGGTTTGCGATTAATGTATCCCAAACTCTCACCTGTGAGAAAATATCGTTATAGTTTACTTTAGTTTCATACGCAAAGGTTAAAGATAAATCAATTAACCCTAACTTATCTTCTAAACCATCAACTATTTCTACGTCTTGAATATTATACTCTACGAATTTTTGAAAATCTTTTGTATAGAAATCTTTAAATGTTGGATATGGATTTTCTATTTTAGATTCACCTAATTCAGTTTCACCTATAAAAGATAATCTATAACTCTCTTGTCTTACTGGTATAAACCATTTATATAAATCAAGATAATCTAACATTGCAATACCAAACAATGAATAATATGTATTAGGTCTACCTCTTACAATTATTTCTTCTTTATGTATTAAGTTCCAAGGCGACATTCTATTTGCAACTTTGGCACCTGCAACCATTTGAATTCTATTCATTAAATAAGGTAAGTCAAAAAATTTAGTATTCCAACCTGTAATAACATCTGGATAGTTCTTCAACCAAAATTTCATAAACTCCATTATTAAATGTCTTTCATCTGAACATTTAATATAAGTTACGTCTGTACGTAAAGTTTTAAACTCGCCAACACCCCACGTTATAATTTGTTTGTTTGTTTGATTCTTAACTGTAATACATAACAGTTCTTCAATTGGATTATTTACTTCTGGAAATCCATTTTCACAGGTACATTCTATATCTAATGTAAATATTTTAATTAAATCTTTTGACCACTTAACTTGTTTTGGATACTCTTCATTGATGTATTGATAATGAAATCTATCAAGTCCATAGACAGGTGCATTTTGAGTAGCAACATCACGTTTAAATCTACGAGCAGCGTCAATAGATGAAAAAGTAATAGGTCTTAAATTATGTCCTTGTAATGATTTAAATTCTTCTTGTCGTTGTGATACTGAATATAATGTAGGTGAAAAATTAATCTTCTCTTTAAACTCTTTGCTATCTCTTACACCTCTAACAAGTAGTTTGCCTTTATATTCTATTACGTTTTTATAAAAGTTCATCTGGTCTCAAATGGAGTATTAAACCATCAAGGTCTTTAGTAAGTTTTATTTGACAACTTAATCTACTTTGATTTGGTTTATATCCTTTTTCATATTCTAATTGTGCTTCTTCTATTGAAGAGTCTACTGGTTTTGGCACTTTGTCTATCCACTTTTCATCTACATATACGTGGCACGTACAACACATACAATTACCGCCACAATCGGCAGGAATTTCTGGTATACTTACGTGTGATTCAAATTTCGCCGCCTCCATTGCTGTCAATCCTTCTCTGGATTGAACACGAATTTTGGATCCGTTTCTTACAAAATAAACATCTATCACTTTTTATCTAATGTAGGCAAACCTGTTTCAGTTATTAACTGTTTATTAGGTGTTACAATAGATGAAGTGGTATTTGTATAACTTGTTTGTATTTGTTTTTTTGCTTTTGATATTGAAATTACCAAATTTTTGTTAATGTCAATCGTTTCTCCTTCTGAATATGGAGCGTAAGGTGTCATCATTAACTGCACAGGTTTTCCTGGAGCAGATTGTGTTGGTATGATAACGTATCCTTTTCTGATTGTAACTTTTTCTGAACCTTCGGTAATGTGACCGATAACATCTTCTCCTGTCATCAATCTACATATTAAGATATCACTTGCCATTATATTTCTCCTTGATTATAATATACACTATTGCTTATGAATTGTCAATGTTGCCTTGTGGAAAAAAAGGTGTATATCCTTGTTCTACTGCCTTCTCATCATCTTCACCTACAATAGCTTTGACTTCTGGAACATAATGCTTTAACATATCTTCCACACCTTGATGTAATGTTTGTTTAGACATTGCACAACCAGAACAACTACCTGCTAGTTCTAATTTTGCTACACCTAAATCCATATCAAAGTCAAGATAATTTATAAACCCACCGTGTTGAGCAACGGCTGGAGCTACTTTATCTTTTAAGATATGTTTAATATCTTCTGCTATCTCTTCTTTACTTCTTGCTTCTGCTATCATCTAAACTATACTTTGTTGTTATTATATATTTTCTATTAGGGTTAACCATTACATTAAACCTATTCATTGTTTCTCTATCAAATAATATTTTTGATTTTT